TTTTTTGGCCTCATGTAGATAACAATCAAAGATTTACTAGGTTTACAGAACCAAAACAGAGTTCATCTATACATTGTACAAGAACACCTACAGGTGGATATTATAAACCACATTTTGATGATTATAATCTAGGAAATTTTTCTACCACAATCTTTCTTAATGAACCTGATGAATATGATGGTGGTGAGTTAGTATTATGGTTGGATGGTAAAGAACGATTCTTTAAACCAAAAGCAGGTCATGGTATAACATATGAGACTGGAATTGGTCATCGTGTCAATACTGTTACCAAAGGAGAACGATTGGTTATTGTTTTTTGGACAACATCTAGGTGGACTGATATTAATATGTTTAGAAAGTTCAAATATTATGATTATATGACACAATATTCTTATGATGATAAAGTATACGATACATTAGATGAATATTGCAATAGTGCACAGACAGTAATTAGAAAACGAACAGAGAATATCCTCAATAGACAGTTTAGAGACTGTCCACAAGACCTTGACTTCTTGACCTAAATACCCTATATTGTATAGGTAGTCAATCAGGAGTTCTCATGTCTGCCACCTATCTTCCACGCAAAACAAAATATCGGGTAACTCTAGAGCTTGATGTCATGGATGATTTCAACGCTCATAATCTAGATTGGGAAAAGATCCTTGACCTTCAAGGTGATGAACATGTTGAGACATATGTGGAAGATTTGAGTGTGCCTGACCACTTCTTCTCCTGATAATATCGGGGGTGATAAATATATTATATTGTCACCTCCACCAATGGCTTACTACCTCACTAAACCATGTTTGATTCAGTCTTCAAAGACATTATATTACACTGGCGATAGTGTATGGTCTGATGACATTTTGGACAAAAAGAATTTTCCTACCAGAGGTCCATTGGATACACTGATTGCAAATGCAGATGGTAAATCTGGTGGATTTAAGAACGCAACTGTAGTAGAAGCATGAAGAACCTACAACTTTTTTTAGAACTTGCATCCGAAAGAGCACAAGCTCTTAAAGATAGACAAGATAAATTCAAAGAAACTCAGGCCAACTCCGCCGGAGAAAGTGGTTCGGGAACTCTTGATTCGCCAGAAACTAGAGATAAAACCGTAAGTGCTAGAGAAAGATATAAAAAAGGAATGGTTGAAGTTTATGACCCAGAAATGGGTACAGTTCGTAAGACCCGCGAAAAAAGATCGACTGATGATCGTAGAAAACCCGGTGTAAAACCAAGGGTTAAGGCAGTTGGTGGTGGTAAGACTGTGCCAGTAGATTATAAACCACAAGGGTCTAAGCCAAAGAGAAGTGTTACCACATCTCAGAGAACAGAACAACCTCAGAAAGAACGAGGTTCTGCAGAAGTCAAACAATCTTATGCAGAAAAGATTAAAGCAGATAGAAGAGCTGCAGCCAAGGCAAGAGCTGATGCCAGAAAGTCTGGTGGTGAGGTAAAAACAACGACCACATCTTCTAAAGATGCTGAAAAGAAAGCAGACCAGTTGTTGAAGACCAAGAAGGCAGAACCAAAGAAGACTGAACCTGCAAAACCACGTAAAAAGTATGCTCATGCTGATGGTGGTGGTATGACTAGAAAAGAAAGAGACGCAACTAGAAACAAAGCAACTGGTCAAAGTAGAAAAGAAGCAAAGTCACAAATGAGGGCTGAGTTTGAGAAGAAACACGGTAGAAAGCCAAATAAAAAGGAGGCAATTCAAATGACTGCCAAGGCTCATGCTGCTGCCAAAGCCCTATCATGACACAGAGAATGATGCGACTGTTTGATACAGTCGTAGAAGCTACAACTTACATCAAAAATGAACTGAGCATATCTTCGACAGAAGCTAAAGTATATGTTACAAACAATACTGTGAACACAGTTGGTAGTAAAGTGTGGGTAATTCTTCCCTGACAGAGTTACTCACCTCCAATTGACCCCTATAGTATAAGACCACCACTTTATTATGACATTGACCCATATCTCTCATCCAGAAGATACCATTTTGACAGGTGATCTGTCAGTATTTGAGTTGTTGTATGATGTTGGTCATATCTCCATGAAAATGGATGGCATGTCTCTTGTGTGGGGTACAAACCCACTTAATGATAAGTTTTTTGTATGCACTAAGGCTGCATTCAACAAGAAGAAAGATCGTAAATGTTATACAACTGATGACATCTTCGAGCACTTTGGTCATCAAATGGAAGTGTTCGAGATTTTGTCATATTGTCTTAAGTATCTACCAAGAACTGATAACATCTACTGGGCTGATTGGCTTGGTTTCGGTAGAACTGATGTATTGACACAAAATACTCTTACCTATGCATTCCCTGAGGCTATCACTCAGAAACTGGTAATCGCACCACATACTCAAGTGTATGTTACCACTGCATTTCACGAACCTATCTGTGAACCAATCAAAGAATCGTTTGATGACAGTGTTATCATCAAGTGGGTACAACCTTCTGTTGATCGTATCTTTGGTGGTTATGATGCACCTAAGATTAACACTGACAACATCAAGTTTCTGACTGAAAAAGAAGCAAGTCAGGCCAAAGTTGCCATCAATGCCCTTATCAAGTCTGGCCAGTTTGTTGATGATGCATCACTGACTGAAATTTTAGGTTGTCCTTTCCTTGCCAATCTATATCAGTTGGTTATTGACATCAAGTATGATTTGATTGATAGTTTTATCGTCAACGATGCACCAACTGCATATCTTCCTAATGGTAAAGAGACCGATGGTGAAGGTTATGTCTTTCATTCTGATACTTATGGTTCAGTCAAGTTGGTAAATCGTACCGAGTTTGCATATGCTAATTTCAACCATGGTTTCGGTAACTGATTAATATGACACAATTTAATGTAAAGGGTGCCTGGACTGATCGTAATGGTCGTAGACACAACTTTGAGATACAAACTGATAGTGCGGATAGATCTTTGATACGGGATATTGTAGAATCACAGTATCCAGCGGAAAGAGTTGTAATTAACTCGGTTCGTCAACGATAATAAAGTTACTCACCTTCAATTGACCTCCACAGTATAATCACCACCACCATATGACTACTGCACAAAATCATCTTAAAAATCAACTTAAGTTGATTATGTCTCTTGATCAATCTCAGTTGGATATTTACACTCGGGACACCATGTTCAAGTGTATTGAAGATCTTTCTGGTGGTATTTGTTGGAGTTCTTCACTTAAAATTGATGAAACTGGTGCACTTCTTACTCCCAATGCATTTCTACGATGGAGTGAATACCCAGATAAGACTCTATCTAAAGTTATTGACATGAAAGTCAAAGGTGGAAATAGTCTTACCAAAGAACACTTTGGCGGTGTTCGTAGTGGATCAAAGTTTATTTTTGCATATCATTATGATAAGTTTGTTGAGGATAAATCTTACGATCTAATCAACAATTTCTTGACAGATATTGATAGATTGTCTAAAGTAGTTGTGTCTACTCGTAGTGAGAATGAAGCCTTTGCTCTAATTCGTAAGAGAACACCCAAAGATTACAAAGAGATTAACATTGGTGAGTTAATCTATGTCAAAAACATATCACGTAAGAAATTTGTTGACTGCAAACATAATGTAATTGATTCCGACCTTACTCCATACTTTCCAAAAGTATTGTTGGGGTGATAAAGTTACTCACCTCCAATTGACCCCTATAGTATAACACCACAATTATATGATCACTCTTCGCCCACATCAAAACGAAGCCCGTGATGCAATGCATGTTAATAGTATTGGTCAAATCATTGTTCCAACTGGTGGTGGTAAGACTCTAATTGCAATCACCGATGCAATGAAACGGTTCGAGGTAAATACTCCTCGCACCATTGTTGTTGTGGCTCCTAGACTACTCCTTGCCAATCAGTTGTGCAGTGAGTATATGGAACACATCACCAATGCTAATGTTTTGCATGTACATTCTGGTGATACAAAACATTTCAGCACTACAAAGTCTGATCGTATCAAACTGTTTGTTGATATGTGTCAAACAGTCCGTGAACACGTTATTATATTCACCACCTATCACTCTCTCCATCGTGTTCAGGAGTCTGATATTGCAGTAGATACCATTTACTTTGACGAGGCACATAACTCCTGTCAGAATAACTTCTTTGGGCCCACTGAGTATTTCAGTAAGAGGGCTGATCGCGCTTATTTCTTTACCGCAACGAGGAAAACATCTGTAACCGGTAAGAAACATGGTATGAATGAGGTTGAGACTTATGGTCAAGTAATTGCACGCGTATCTGCACCAACTCTGGTTGATGGAGGATATATTTTACCACCAAAGGTAAAAGTTATCGAAATGGACAAAGTGGATAAAAAGTCACTTACTCCGTATCTTGAGAGCAACAATGTTCTTGCATCTATTGACGAACTAGATATTAAGAAGATTTTAGTGTGTGTCAAAACTACACGACAGTTACAAAATATCTTTATGACCGACTTCGCTGACCAATTGTCAGAACGTGGTTATTCTTATCTCTATATTACGAGTAAAACCGGCGCGGTTGTTGATGGTAAGAAGGTCAAACGTGAGGAGTTCTTCGATATACTTAACGCATGGGGTAAAGACCCAGACAAGAAGTTTGTTGTTTTACACAGGTCTATTCTCTCCGAGGGTATCAATTGTTCTGAACTTGAGGCTGTTATCTTCCTTCGTAATATGGACGTGATAGAGATGTTGCAGACTGTTGGCCGTGTTATTCGTGTAGGCAGTAAGAATAAAACATATGGTATGTTGTGTGTTCCAGTGTATAATAACGTTGGAGTTTCTACTCAAAGAGCACTACAGAATGCTGTGGATATTGTCTTTGAGAAAGGAGAAATGTGCGACAGTGTAGTAAGGAGGTAATTATGTCATTTCAATACACAAATTCAGGTATTCTTGACACAAAACCAGGAGCATTACCAATCGTTGTTGATGAGAACCTGGTCGCAGTACCAATGGCGGGTAGTACAACTAAGCTGATGGTGATACACAACGGACAACCGGTTAAAGTATGTCGCAACCGTCAATCAGCACTCAATTTGATAGATAAGTTAAGAAAACGAAGGAAATAGAGTTACTCACCTCCAATTGACCCCTATAGTATGACATACAATTCAAATCCTTACATTCAAAACCTACTCGAAATGGGTTATGACAAACAAGACGTACAAGTTGCGTCTACTACGTTTCAAAAGAAAACGTTTCCATGTGTGATTCATGGAAGAACATTCCAAACCGAAGAAGAGTATTATGCTGAACTTCATGAATATATGAATGGCATGTGATGAATACGCCTAATTGGAAGCATCACTCCAAAAAAGATAAGAAGACTAAGGGTATCTGTAAGGGTATTCTAAGAGGGCGTAAGCAGTCTCTAAGGTCACTCAAACTCAAACTAAGTACCAAATCACCATGAACATTGACAGCCAACTTCTATCTGTTATCGAAGGTCTTGATTGGGCATTAGAAGAGTATAGAGATGCGATGATTGACCCGACTAAGGGTTATCCATTCTTCACTGGTTACTCTCGTGCAACAATAGAAACCGCCAAAGATAGACTATTGACTATTGTGGAAAACTATCGTAATCTTACACAAGAGGAGATGGATTAACTATGAAAATTGACACAGTAGGTAGAATAGTTGGGTCTTTCCTTGTTGTCTCTGCCTATTTTGTTATTCTACATGTAAATGTCACAGTTGGCGTCTTCATGCAGTTTATTGCTGACGCTATTTCAGTCCCGTTCTTTATTAGAACCAAATCATGGGATGTAGTTATTATGCTAGCATTCCTTCTTGCCATCTCTTCTACCAAATTATTATGAACAATTTTTTTTCTTCTGCATTAGTATCCGCTCTTGCTACAGTGTCACTCACTGCCAGTAGTGCTCATGCCCAAAATACATTTGACGATCATGAGCAACTATTCAATACTTTACAAGATGTTGGTGTGACTGTTGCAATCAATTCTGAATTGCACTGTGTTGGTGATAAAGATGGTGTTTACTATCCTTATGCTAGTCTTCTTGTTATCTGTCAAGATAACATGGTAACATATGGTAAACAAGAACCTTGGACTGACAATGATTTTGATACATTACGGCATGAGGCACATCATGTAGTTCAAGATTGTGCTGCCAATTCACTTGGTGATGGTATATTGTCCACATTATTTCCTGAAGATGAGTTAATTGAGTTCTTCAAAAGTTCTAATGTAACAACAGAACAACTAAAAGATTTGTATGCAACATTACAAGAACAGGGAATGAGTGACCTCAAGATTCAACAAGAAATGGAGGCATATGTTGTTGCTTATGACGTTTCTGCGTCATCTATTTCTAATAAAATCAGAGAATTCTGCTTCTAATAAAGTTACTCACCTCTAATTGACCACTATACTGTAACCATCACACTTGACAATCATGAACAATTCATCTACTGTACTTAAAGAGCTTCAATCACTTCAGAAAACTTACAAAGTTCAAAACTTTAAGTTTACATCTAGTCAACAGGCCCGTTATGATGAACTTCTAGAACTTCGTAGGGCATTTATTGCATATTGGAAAGAGAACGGTATGATTTGGACTGGCCCATCTAATGTTGGTAAGGCCAAAACTGAAGCTGCTGCTTAATCGACAGATATATTATGAAATTCGATCCTAAACAAACAGAAACCTTTGAAACCGAAGGTACAACATTTGAATACAATCATGGTCGTGCGGAATATCTTGCAGAAGATATTCTTGACCAGTATGAAAGTCAAATGAAGACTATGGCCAAAGAGTATAAGAAGGCCAAGAAAAAGAGTAAAAA